TTCTTGCTGATTCAACAGCCCCCATATCCCGCCAACTAAGGCGATAACTGCTGCAAGAGACCCAAATGCCCTTGCTGCACCTTCTGCATTATTTGCCATCGGCTACTCCATATCGGAGATGCCAGGTATTAGCCGATCTCGTTCTCTGGCAGTGTTAGCCGCAGGTATAGGATCTGAAACATACACATTTCTTTGTGAATTAAATGCGAACGGCCCTCTGATTTGCCTAGATCCTCGAATCACTACTGACCCCTTATCTATCGTAGATATAACAGGCTTATTCATGTATCCAATCAAGGAATCCATGGCCGTTTCAATTCTCTTAGTGAGCATTTTTTCTTTCCGAGTAACTGTCTCTGCTCCGGCGGGAAAAAAAGATATCCTGAAATCGCCCAGCTGTTTACTAACACCGGCCCCAAGATCCTTTTCTGCTCGTATATCATGGATTATGTCTAATGCTGTTTTACATCTCAAATATTCTCTAAAAGATCTATTCTTAGAGAACTTAGTAATATTCATTCTAGATCCTAGATTTTCATATTGGTCTATTGTATTAACCCATATTCTTAAACCTATATAATCATCTAGGTATGTATTAGGAATCATAGTCCCTAGTTCATTTCTTACTCCCCTGACTCCGACTATGTTCGGATAAGGTTCGGTATGAAATGTAATCTTTTGGGCAGACCCTAACGTATTACCTCCAGTGTCTGACACAGCTGCAGCAAGATGTACCTCTACAGTCATGTTGTTGAACCAATCTCTTCCAGCATCTGGTGTGATAGTTATAGTCTTATCTGATGACAATATCGAATCTATCCCTAGGTCTGTGTACGTCCCGCCAGTATCGTTGGTGTAGAATACTCCTCCTGTAGCTAATAAATGTTCTTCATCTAGAAAGGCATATTGCAGCACTTGCACATTAGTGCTATTCACGGTGGAAGCATTAAGTGCTGCTGAAAAAGTTAGCTGTATCGTGTTTGTGTCAGTAGCAACACCAAATGCATGATTAGTAGGGACACTCGATGCTAATGTCAATTTCGTAGAAGTTAGGCTAATATCTCCCGGCAGATTAAGATCTCCGCCGAGCGTTATCTCCTCCTCTGTTCTGGTCACAGAAGAAGTATCTAGCTGGCTGCCGGTCTGAAAAGAGAGAACCTCAGTGGCAACTAAGCTGCTGCTAGTGTCACTAGATTTTATAGCTCCAGTAGATAGAGCTAGGTCGCTCCCGATTAATGTCACCCTATATATAGAGTTGGCTAACAGTAGCGTATACGGAACTATTGTTATCTTAGTCCCCAAGACACTTATCTCTGCATCAACAACAGAGTCCAGCGCTACAGATCTCAATATAACAGTAGATCCAGAGATAGACGAAGCTGCCAGTGCAGTATTAAAAGTTATATCTATCTTCTTATTAAGATAGATATTTGTTGAGTTATCTATGGGGTCAGAAGAAGACAGTACTGGAACTGTCATTGGGGTCTCCTAAATAACTATATGAGATCTTTTCTGGCGGCAGGTGTTTCTACACCTCCACGCACGCCCACATTCACAGTTCTTTCTCCCATAATCGAATCTATTATCTTGCCCGGACCAGGTATCTTATCTAGCGCATATTCAAAATATTCTATGAATCTAGCTCTATTTTTATCTTTCTTTTCATACTCAATCAATTCTTCTATTACTGTTCTTGCGCCATAGTTTCTAGCTACTTTGCCAGAGACAATTGGAACTAGATGTATATGCACATCTTTTATTGTTTTTGCTACATCTATCGCTTTTTTAATTTCGTCTATAATATCTATGGGTTTATCAAGATATGGTATATGTGTTTTAGATTTAATCAAAATATTATTATTAATAGCATTCTGAATTAAAGCTCTACTCTCCTCTGAAACTTCTGCTGTTACTTGAGCAGTAGGCTCATCTACGGTCAAAGAAAATCCATCAACTTCAAAAAACTGCCTAATTTTCATATTTAATGAGACATAGGTGTTTGTTCTTAGCTTATTTGTCTTACTCTCTTCGGTGTCTGCATCTTTTGAAATTTTTATCGTCATTTTTACCTATCTAAAAATATGCCCGGGGGCGTTAACCCCCGGGCTATTTCATGAACTACTTACATCCTACGGGCTGTAAGTCACATCGCCAAGAACACCAGTCATATCAGCTTTTAGGAATTGAACACTTGCGTTAGACGCAGGATCAAGACTTGTATCAATGACTATTCCTTTAGCGACCCTGATGGCATTACCATTGTTGATATTCTCCACCGCGTAGCGTTCACGCAGTTTCACTTTTCGAATATCACGTGCAGGATCATCGAACTCCTCAGTAACCACATCTTCATCAACAACAAGCACACCAAGCTCGTTGGTGTCAACCATCCAGAACTCAGTGGTGTTGTTAGTGGCATCATGAGGTACGAACGGACTAACTATGATGTTCAGCGGCGCCGGGAAACCTGCAGGCAACCTACTGGCAGTAGTCGCGAGCATACTCGGATCAGTGACATTGCTCGCCTGATTCAAACCGCCAACACGGAATGACTCAGCTGCTCCAACTGCTCCTTGGAAGTTCTGGAACATCTCACCATTGCCGGCCATACCGAACTGACGCAACTGAGGATTTAGAGCAAACGCTAACCAACCAAATGGATTCATAATTATGGCATTCGGAACGTATCCGGTATCCACCATGTCGGCGTACATACGGAAAACATCTTCTACGGTGATAGTGCCATTAAGTGCTCCATCTTCACCACGACCCCTACTTCTAACTGTACTAGCAGTCGCACTAGAAGTATTGTCGACAAAGGTAGTTCCTGCAGCGGTAATCATGTTCGCAACCTTTTGCTCCTTGTGGCGTATCAAAGCACGTCCTGCTGCGCGCAGATGCATACTCATCACGTCAAACAAGGAATAGCGAATCATCTCGTCAGTAAACTTGACAGCAACACCCGACTTTCCGATAGTCGCAGTCACTTGACCTGCGAATTCCATCGTCTGTTCTGGGTATTCCCCACCCTCTGGGATATCAGCAGCAGTGAATGCGCCCATAGCCGGGAAGGTTAAACTAGTACCAACTTGAAAATTGATCCTTTGAAGCAAAGGAGTAAGAGCAATAGTTGGTTCAATTGCATCTCGAACAATCTGCGAAACAACTTTTGGTATGAGCATTGGCTGCTCAAACGCAAATTGCGTATCGTAGAAATCCCCTCTGTCGAGTTTGCCTGCCTCAAAAGAGGACTTACGCTTTTGATCAGCCTGGACTAAATCGTCTAGAGTGAACCTATGACCCGGAGAACTTGGGAGAACTCCATTATTTTTCCAAATGCTATGCATTCGGTCAAACTTATCATCAAACTCACGTCTAGGGGGTTGCCTGTCAGTAAAACTCTTGAGCGCACTAAGAGCTTTGCTGTCTAACCCCTCCTCTTTTAATTTATCCTGTAAGGCGCTGTCGACTGCATGGGTTATTCCATTCTCAGTATCTTCAACAAGACGAAGGATAGTTTCCTTCTGCCCCTCATCAAAGTTCTGCTCAATGGCACCCTCGTCAACGCCAATTAACCTATCTTGACTCATTTTTTCTCCTTAAAGATCCACTTTGATTACAAGGGCGAAATAGTCGCCAGCACTATCCGCAACAGCATGCTCAAACATTGCAGGAATTCCCTGAGTACCAGAGCCACTCAAACCTAATCCAGGAACAGTCTGTACCTTCTTCAAGGTATTAAACTGATGATCAGTATTTAACGCACTAAACGTAGCAGCATCGGCGCTCATCTTAGCTGAAGGTGTTCCGCGAGCAACAATGTACTTATCGATACAACGACCAACAACATAGTCTAATCCAGCAAGAGATGAAGCATCGTATGCCACAAGCCTGCCGGGAACATTCGATCCCGTAGCACTGCTTGCTGCCTCCCAAGATCCTGTCGTACCTGCGACACCATCAACCCTTACCAAATCGCCGGGCTCGATCAACTTCTCATTATTTGTAATCGCAGGAATCACTACAGTGTAGTTGCCCATGAGAACAGAAGGCATCAAATCACGACTGTAATTTGTATACTTAGTCTTAAGAACTTCAGAGTATACAGGAGCAGTAATAACACCAAAAGGTTTAACCGCTTTAGTTGCTATAGTGCCAGCAACAGCTGACGCTACCGCGTCATTGGCAGCACTATCAATGTCATAAGTACCAAAATCAGTATCATTTGTGCCATAAAGAACAGTGTATGAACCAACACATGCTGGGACTACTGCTCTGGCAGCAACTTCGGCAGTTGTGAATGTGTTAGTAGCACTAAGATTAGTTGAAGTGCTAGCTAACCTTCCCACCCACGTACCGGGAAGTAAAACAATTGGGTCATCGTCATGCAGTTTGTCCAGCATAGCGATGGGTAAGTATTTTGCAGCTCTAAGGCCTTGGATGGAAGGACGCACACCCTCGTAAAGTTCTTGGTACGGGTGATGAATCTTGCCGTAGCCTCTACCAGTTCGAATTGCCATTTAGATTTCTCCTTAAATTTGATCTCTAGGATCAAGTTGTTCTTGTTTATCAGTAATTACACTCTCCTCTTTTGTAGACTTGACTACAGGAGGTTTCTCCTCTGTCCGGTCTTTTACAAAAACAGGAAGTCCCTTGGACTTGAAGCTATTCGCAAGCTCCGGCACTAAATCCTCAATACTGTCTCTAAGGCTTTCGATACTCCTGCTAGCAACATTGATAACTGCATCACTAAAGCTTTCGTTGTCTGTTATAGACTTAACTTGCGGCTTTTGTAATTGCATTTGCATTGTTACTAACTGGGAAGACAATTGCTTCTTGAATTCCTCATTAAGAACAGCATTCTGATCCATCAAACAGTTATACTCACTAACTTTAGTATCGTATAGCTGTTTAGCCTTTGCTAACTCCGCTTCAAGTTCTGCGGATTTAATTTGACTATCTGCTAAAGCGGTCTCTAAAACACTAACTACCTTGTCTTTTAGGTCGGTAGGCTCAGCAATTTCAGGATCACTTTTTGCTTCTACTTCATTGTCTTTAACTTTAGAATTATCACTCATAGGATTTTTAGTATCCTTCCTATTCTCAGAATCTACCGATTCGTTTATTATTACATTGTCTTCACTATCTGGAAGACATTTTGTTTTTGAGAGACTTAGTGAGATAAGTCTATCAGCAAATTCTTTGATGGCATCGTGCCTCAAAGACTCTCTAACATCAACATCTATCTCGTCTATTGTATCCTTATCGAAGTCACCTTCCAAGCTCCTAGCTAATAGGCTGTTCTTAAATGCACTGGAATCCAACGGACCATCTATCGCAGGTTCGCTTTGTTTACTATTTAAATCGTACCCTTCAGGAACAGATATTCTCACGGAACGCTTGACATTGTTAGAGCTATAAGGTAGCTCGTCTTTTTCTTCTGCAGATTTAATCAGTTCAGTCACCCTGCCCTCCGAATCTGCTAATGCTATTGAGCATATGCCTCCCATTGTGTCCGCAGTAACCACTTGAATCTTTTCCTCGTTGGATTTTGGAACTAACGAACTATCAAAATCGGCACTTAGTATCCCGGCTAACTCGTTGGCGGGGTGATTAACAAATGAGCATTCCAGATATTTCATATTTCCCGTGACGAGATAGGCCTTATACTTAACCCCATCTACTTGATATACTTTCCCGGGTTTATGGTCACACATCTCTTCGTCATCTTTGGCATCATGCAACCAGTCATATCCACAGATAGAACAGTATGCCTTATTGCTGGTTTGCCCCGTAGAAACAGTTTTATATCTTCCGTCAAGTATCTTCTGTTGTGAATCTTTATCTGATATTATTCCACTTATAACAATATACCCAGACCCAGGACTTGTCCCATGATCTGGATTTTTCCAATCGTTATTGAACTTTTTATCATCCCATAATTGAACAAACTTCTGAGAGTCCACTCTACCTATTGGTTCTGACTTCGCATCATGGTGTTTTAAGAATGGCTTATCATATCCAGAGGTGCCGCCATTTTCTTTCGAGACCCAGGAAGATGCTCCGGCTCTTACTCCACGACCGGGATAAACTCTATTATTTAGTAGATATCCTGCATGCGTGGCTCGTATGGTTACTCTGAAATTAGGAGAATTATCAGCTATATAAAAATCTTCTAAAAGATTATTAGCATCCGAGAATATATTAGATCTTTCTGGCATACAAAAAAGATCGGTAAATCGGACTTCCCTATCCATTTGCTCCCTCAATCTCTTCACTGTCTAATTCTATTATAGTATTATTTAAAACAGTCCTAGAAACATCTCGCTTGCTTACCTCGCTTATAGATTTTATAATTACACTATTGTCCTCATTTCCAGAATCATCTGTACTCGAGGTAGTAATTTTTATTTTATCTACTCCTGCTTTTTGTAAGGTCAACATATATCCATACTTATGGGCAAAATCAGTATTCTGAGTAACAACCATATTCAGTTCTGCCTCTAGAACATCGAAAACACTTGTAATCCTAGCTACATCTATTCTTATTCTTGCATCATTATCTAAGTCTATCTTTAACATTATCATAGCTTTACGGTTGAGCTTTATCAACGGGATACGTATGTGCTTAGATAAGAAGAGGCTTATCTCGTCTTTAGTTACTAGCTTATTCTTACCTGTATCCTCTTTAGCTTTCTTCGAACCACGCTCGATCTCAGGCAAAAGATGCCTTTTAGCATCTAATATCATTGTTTCTGTCTTTGCAACCAGTATCTTCTTAATATCATTAGCTTTTGTTATTTTATCTAATTTACTATTATAACTTACTATATTACATATATCTTCGCACATTTCTACCCATGAATATCTGAATTGATCGAATAGCTCTTCGATGGTACTGCTATTCTGTGCTACTGATTTCTTAGTAGCGGCTGTACCATGCTGATTAGCTGGGCGAGCTTTATTAGCAACAGTATTAGCAGACCCTTGTGAACTGCCTGGGCCCTGTTCGTTCATTGCACCAATCTCGGCTAACGGCTTAGTATATAACTCGTGAAAAGTACTCTTTCTTTCTTCTTGGCTATATGCTTCCTTGCTTAGATAATCTGATCTCAATTCATCCTCTGTTATAGCATTTTGTATAAATAGTTGTAAACCATGGTTTTGGTTAGCCCGCATTTCTTCCCGGTCTATATCCGGGAATTTGAGGGTAACTTTGTTCTCTACTAGTAGGTCAAACCCACCCTCTAGCAAGAGTATATCTATCACTTTTGCTGTGAATAGCTCAGAAAATACATTTTGTATTTCTGAACATGCATCTACTAAATTCTTAGTAACTGTCTGAGCAGTCGCCCTATTCGCAGTATCTCCTCTGCCCAGGTCAATACCAGATAATCTTAGGCCACCAAGAACTCTGCTCTCAAAATGAGACAGATATGGCGCCAAGTCTAATACTTGACCTTCAGTACCGAGCATATTTATTTCGACTCTCTCAGTAGTAACAAGTCCTCCCTCTGGAGGTAATGCATCTATCTGAGTTCCTATCATGTCCACTTCAGAGAATACTTGTCCATCTGGCGATGTTATGTATCCCGCAGGCTTTTCCTTTGATCCTACTTTTGCATGGAACAGAGGGAATGTATGCTTATGCGTAACTAGCTCTGCTAGTTCTTCGAGTCGTCTAAGCGCCCGTATATCTTCCAACACAGGTACTATGTATGGTGTACCAAAAGTAAACCCTGATTTTCTGTCTAGAGTGAAGTGTACTACATCGGACGCCCTAAATTTTCTTGCCTTATCGGAGTCCCAGAGCTTCTGTCTCCATTGCACCGGCCTACCAAACTCGTTCTTCTTCACTGATAAACTCGTAGGGTCTGCCGGGTAAAGACCCGATATAGGCTGCATTGTTTTACCAAACATACGCAGTGGTGCACCGCTAGACCTTAAGGGATCTCTTTTTAGTACCAGCATAGCATTGCCGTAAGCAACTAGATTAGTTAGCAGCTCCCTGATTATAGATGACATTGGCTCGCCAGTTATAAGCTCTATCTCAGACAACCGTTTCTTAACGTACTTAATAGCATCGTTGTCTTTACCATGTAGATACCAGCCCTCCTTCATCACGAGCTCTCGATGTCTTCTTACGGAGGCAGCAAAATAGGATTCTACATCTATCGTTTTGCCGATTTCTCCAAGATTATACATTGGAGTAATATAGTTGCCATCTCCCCCTAAGCTGGGATAGCCTCTTGCCGTTAAGCTTGTCTTATAATACAGAGTTGAAACAGCCTGCCTGGGAGATCCCTTTATACTGGAATTCACGGTAGAGCTTTTAGGGCTTTGAACAAGCTTGAGATCTTCTTGTTCAGGCTTAGCCGTAGAAAATAGCGCTGCTACTTTATTCAGAAGACCCATCAGTTTCCTTTAACATATTCCTGATTTGATTATCACTAATTTCAATCTTACAAGTCTTAAGGATATTTCTAACAACTTCTTCTGATGTCTCTGGCTGATTGATCTTATCTATCGCTGGCAATTCTAATGTGCTATCTAGATCAAAAAAGCTAGACCTCTTCTTTATTCTTATCGGTTTACTGTCAGAAAAATACCTTTCTCGTATATCATCAGGGATATTAATTGTATACTGGTTGGATGGTATATCTAACCCACTCACGGTATTATCTAGCATTTCTTCCACCACGTCATCAGATACATGGTAACATTCATCCAAAGACTGCTCTATTATCGCAGATAGCATAAGATCTATATCATTCAGTAGCCTGACTTGCCATTTACTTTGAAGGGTATTCTCATGCTCTTGCATCTCTGTCTCTAACTCTTTCTCCGCCGAACTAATATTAACGCCCAATTCTTTAAGAAAGTCTTCAGCGTTACTAAGTGCAGATTCTAACATGACAAGAAACATTCTACATTTTACATATAGATCCTCTGTCATAGCATCATTCGCGTTAACTATAAGCCTATTATACACTTGCCTTATCATCCTGCTAACTACTCCTTGTATATAATTAGTTTGCATACCTTCAAAATTGGGGGAAGTTATTCTACTAATGACTCTGCCAGCGAATGTCTTGGCAAAGTTGACTGTCATTGTCATTCCAGCTGCTTTATTTAGGCATTTCAGCAATATAAATGTCTTTTTATCAAAAGCTCTACTAATAGTGAGAATTCTCAATAAACAACAGACTTGAGCCTTTGTAGTTCTGTATGCACTCACCTGAGCTACATTATTTAGCACTACTCTATTCCTAGCAGTAGTAGTACTTAGATACCGTTCCATAGAAGATGCACTATGTAACCCCAAATGCTCTTTGAACTTACTCAAGAATTGATTTCTTCTGTAATCATCAACATAATCCCCCGAGTTACTCTCATCCTCGTCCAAGCTGCTATTCACTCGAATAAATTCAGAGTTAGAATATACGGGATAGTACTTATATGTGTCTATGGATTGGTTTCTCGTTCTACGTAATATCAAATAGTTTACCCATGGATCATACTTTGGATCTGTAGATGTATATATATATTTAATTGCATAGTTAAGTATTATCTTATAATCATTTTCGGATATCTTAGCTAGAGCTAGCCGATCTATCCTGGAATAGGTAACGTCTTCTCCGAATGTGCTCGCAGAAGTCACTTCTTCATCGCCAAGTGAATCAAACAAAACTTCTATCGCTGCAGCAAATGCAGCAGATATAACTAGCTGCATAGCTCCTACTGCTAATCCCGCAGGATTCTCTGGAGCTATTTTCATAGTAGTAGGTATATTAAAAATATCTTGATATTTAGAAATCGCATAGTTTAGCAACCATATAGAATTAAACAAGAGTAAGTCTTCACTCGAGACCCCAGCTATTATCCTCGTCTTCATATCACGTACTGCTACGGAGTCAAAATCAGGACTACCTGTAACATTTTCCGTGATGCTTAAAGTATACTGCAGCTGCACTTCTTCGTACTTCTTGATAGCAGTCAAGAACAATGAATGGCTTATCCTCTCTCCGTTGGGCTCAGTAGTATCCTTCCGGATAACAGCAGATCTGACCTCTTGAAGTGATTCATCTACTGGAATATGAGTTGCCCTGCATTTTTCTTCTATCAATGGCAATAGAGCATTAGCTGCTTCTATGTTCTCTCTGATATCGCTAAATAGTTTTTTAGCAAGATTGTCATTCGAATCATCTATATCTGTGTTATTGAATGTCCTAGGAGATGGATTATCATCCGTCAGATGACGATCCCTCTCAAATGGTGCTGGTCTCTTAGAAAATAGTCCCATTAGATATTACTCCTACCAGTTCCTCTATTTCTCGGAGTATTGTTGTAGTATCCTGTTCTCTTTTGTACAGGATTTCCTCTTGTTCTAGAAGTAGTTTGTCTCCTGGCGATATAGACTCCTACGTCAGCTCCAGCGATTGACTTTTGACTATCATCTTCATCAGATCTTTTTTGCGGCTTAAGATCTGCTTGGGTTTTTTTTGCGAACTTCTTTGCATCATCTAGAGCCACTTCTTTTTCAAGAGCTTGTAACTCCGGAAATGATGAGCCCGAGTCACTGTCGCTACTGAATCCAATAGAATACGCCACATCCATAACGTACTCAATTTTTTGAATATCGCTAAACTCTAAGATATGGCCCATAATACATAGCATCCATGCAGTAAGAGTATGCTCATAGTCTTGAGAATAAGTAGGTACGCCGCTTGGACTATACTTAACTATCTTGAACGCTCGCATTTGCTGAACAACACCTATATTGGCGAAGGGTATCTCGCTAGGTACTATTCTTGTAGTTGTATCTTCGTCTGCAGGCATTACTACTTGCTTCATTTCCATTGTTCTGCATGAAGCATCTACCATAAACTGTTTTACTGGTTTCTTGATAGGCATGCCACTGACTGGATCGGTTATCTCTATGTTAGAGTTCATGGTCATGGGCTTGACGCGCTCTTTATAGTTGGTGTGTTCGTTGGGGTAGTCCATATCATATTTCCACATCATCTCAACTTGGACGTGTCCATATCCGGCATCCACATAGATATACGCAGTCTGATTGCCCCAGACTTTATCTAGTTCCATTATCTTCTTAATGGCTTCTATTTGCTGGAATTCCTGCGTTCTTATTATATGCTTATCTACTGTTTTATAGATAATCCTGCCATCCAAATTCATGGCTTCGGTGACAATGATATGTGTGCCTGTAGTCTTACCCCAGTCTACTCCTATGACATACTTAGACTCTGCGTGCGGGATGCAATCTTCATAAGTATAATCAGCCAGGCACGCATTAACGTCCTCACTTCTAAACACACCTTCAGCTTCGTCACCAAACTCAGCAAGAAACTCTCGTTCGTATCCAGTCTTTGAGTAGTTCTGCTTAAACATATGATCTACTTTTGGAGTCCAGCTAGGAGATTCCGCAGA